ACGGCATCCCCACATACAGGCCTCCTGCATTTTTGTGGTCGCCAAAGAAGCGCTACGGTAAGCAGCGGTGCGATCGGAGAGAACGGGATCCTGCGGTAACAAATCCAGCTGAATATCTCGCAACTCGCGAATAAAATTACGACTCAGTTCTTTTAGGCGATTCATTGCTGCGATTTCTGCATCGCTTAATTTTCTATAGCCTTTCACGGTACTGCCATCTTGCGGTTTTGCTTCACTCACTGGTCTTTCCTCTGGTTAAGTTGTCGTGACATGTCACGCTACAGTTTGATCGCCGTAACGCTTCTGGTAATAGGCGCGAACCCGGGCGGAAACGTTCTCATGGTCAGCGTGTTTAGGATCCAGATAGGCCGGGGATTTCATCAGGGCGCGGATTGATTGCTG